TCGTGTTTTTGGAACGTAAACATTTTTAGTTTTCCATTTAACTATTGTATCTTTTTGCGTAATAAATTTTTCGTAAATTATTTCGTTGTTTACAATTACAGGAACACTATCGATAGTTGCTATTCTTATTGTGTCCATTTGTAAAGTATCTTCACAAACGTAACCTTTTTTTATTGCTTTGTTCAAGTGATATTGAGCGGAACACGAATAAAGTAAAATGCTAATAATTAGAATAAATAGTTTTCCCATTTTTTTTGGTTGCTTTTAATACTTGTTTACGATTTTTAGAACTATAACTAACGTGAACCCACGAAGGATTTTCATCGTTTCCAAACTCCCAAATTAATTGGTCGAACTCTAATTTGTCTTTGATAAAATTAAAACCTTTTGAACCTATTTGTAAGTCCATTGCTTCGCCTTTTGTATGTTGTGAAGTTTTAGAACCACCTATCATTTTATTAACTTGTAGACTGCGAAAACCTGAACTAATTTGTATCGGTATGTTTAAGTGAATTCTTAAAGGTTCAAACACGTTTTCACACAAAAGTTTTGCGGACGCAATTTGCGACTCACTCATTTTGTTATTTATTCCGTGTGTCGTTGCAGTAGGTGAATTTTCAAACTCTGCAAGTGTAACGTGTGCGCTTAAATTCATTTTAACTTATTAATGTCGTTCTTAATATCTATTGCACGTGTAAAAAGTAACTTTGCGCTTTGCCATAAATTTACACCTTTGACGATTCGCCAATTTTCTGCAATTGATTGGATTTCGATACTTGCTAAAATTAACGCTAAAACTTTAGTTAACATTAAAGGCACGGAAAACACGGTTAAAACTATATCGTTTAATATAAAATAATCTATTAAGAAAAATAAAATTACACACAACTCATAAAGTAAAATTTTAGAAATAATTGCCGAAAGTTTGCGTGACGTTATTTCTTGTTTTAGGTGTTTAGCTTTCCATATTCCTGTAGCCGTGTCCGACAATATCAACGCAAATAAAAGTCCAAGTATTCCAGCTATTGGTAAAAAAAACGAAAAAATAATAGTTATAAGTTTCAATGCGGAATTTTTAATTGAATAAAGTAATAAATAAAGTTGTAGTCTCATAATTCTTCGAGTGCTTCTGTTAAACTGAAAGTTAAGTAAAAAAACAAAGTAACTCCTGCCAAATTAATGTAGGGTTCTGTGCCTTGACAAATCAAAGAAAACGAAGTTAAAAAACCCGCTATAAAATAAGCAGTTGCTAAATAGTTACTTTTCATCTATTCTCCTTTAAGAGATTGTAACTCAGCATACAAGGCTAAGAGCTGTGCTTCTTTCTCTTGTATTAGTTCTTCGTTTGTTTTTTCAATAACATCTACAAGTTCTTCAATGTATTGCCCTTGCTCGTTGTAATACCCTATTAATTGTTTCATCTTAATTTATTTAAATTGTATGTATTCGGACAGCTCGGACTGACCTACCAAAGTTTTTTGTTGCTGTGTTATCAAAAGTTGCAAAGCTAAAAGTAAGATTCCACGCAGTAGAAGCCCCATTCTCCGTAGAACTCCAATAACCTGTTGCACCTAAAGCCGTAACTCCTGTAATTCTATTAATAATAGCCGCTGAATTATAACACATGTTTAACTCCCAGGCTGATGGTAGATACCAATCACTAAAACCACCACCTGCAAAAAGTCTTGCAAGTCCTGCTGCATAAGCTGTAGTTGCAGAAGCTCCTGTTTGTGCTATAATTGCATTAGTATTTATAAGACCGTCAGAAAAACTTTGAGCACCAGCACCAGGTACTGAAGTATTTTGAAATGCAGCCGTAGTCCAAATAATACCTGTAGATAAATTAGTCAAACTTACAACAAGAGCTTTATTTACTCCACTTTGATTAAATACTGCTGCTACTACACCACCACCAATCAAATCCCCTATCTGTGTACCACCACCGCCACCGCCTGAAGAATTTATTGTTACTATTCCTGTACCACCTGCAGGTGATATTGTAACATTTGTTCCTGCAACAATTTGTGTAACTGCTCCTGCTGCACCTGAAGCGGTTATTGTTTGATTAGGAAAAGTTCCTGTAATACTTATGTTCGTTCCTGCCACTAAACTTGGAGTAGCAGTTCCTGTACCACCATTCGCTACTGCTACAATGCCTGTAACGTTACTTGCAGTTCCTGTTGTGTTTTGGTTAAGTGTAGGAATATCTGCGCCTACAATAGCTCTAAATGTCGGTACTCCTGAACTTCCATTTGGTGCGGCTAAAATATTATTTGCAGTCTTTGAAGCATACGGATTTTGAGTGTCTCCATAATTTGAAGCTAAACTAATAACAGGTGTTGTCGTTCCTGTTGCGACTACAGGTGTTGTTGCTGAAACTGAAGATACGCCACCGGTTATTACTAAATCTCCACTACCTAAAATCGAATTACTATTTATCGTTTTTATGTTTGTGCCACTTATTAAAGTGTCTTGCTTTGAAGACAAAATATTTGCACCTGTAACCGACTTTGTTACATAACCACCTACACCGTTACTTTCACTAATTTCTATTAAATCAGTATTTGCTATTGCTGAACCTTTTGGGGTTAATTGACTAATTTTAATATCTGCCATTTTATATTTTTTTTTATTGTGTTACTCTGTTGTCGTTATTTTCTGTTATTCTTTGTTCGCTTATTTCTGTTATTCTATTTATGTTTGAATAATTACCTGCTGTAATTATATTACTTGGTGCGCCGTCACTACCTAAAGCATTTGTTGCAGTTATTAAGCATTGAATGTTAGCAAGAGAATCAGCTAAAATCAATGAGTATGTTGATAAATTTGCATTAATTATAGGCAAACCGTTTCTTGTCCATTGATAAGAAAAAGTAGGCAATGGATTACCTGTCCAAGTTCCTGTTGTTGATGAAAGTACACTTCCAAGTGTTGTTGTTCCACTAATAACAGGTGCAATAGTATTAGCAGGTGCTGAATATGTTTGTGCTGTTATAATATTTGAAGTTGCCGACGCGCTTCCTAAAGTATTTGTTGCAGTTACTACACAAGTTATATTTTGTGCTGAATCACCAACTACTAAAGTATATGTTGAATTTGTTGCGCTTGTTATATTTGTTACACCCCTTCGCCATTGGTAAGCAAAAGTTGGTGTAGGTATTCCTATCCACGTTCCTGTAGTTGATGAAAGTACACTACCTAAAGACGTAGCGCCACTTATTACAGGTGCAATAGTGTTAGCAGGAAAAATAGGTACTATTGGATTTACTACACCGTCAATTACTCCTATTCCTTGAGCGCTTAAACTTCCGTTACAACACTTTATAGAATACCTTTTTCCGTCTTTACATAGACAACCACGTTGTCCACCTTTTGGACTTGTTCTTGAAGGTAAAGAACCCCAACTACTTCCCATTTTTTATAGTATTTAGGTAAGTCTTTAACTTTACGATATTAACTTCCTTTGGTTTGTATGTTCTTAAATGTACCATCCAGTGTAATTGTTGTTTGTGTCAGGAAACATATCACTTGTTGAATTAGTGTTGTATTCAGGAAATAAACTTGTGTTGTTGCTTATGTAGTCAATAAAACGTTGTGTGTAGTGTTGTGCTATTTGTGTTTCCTTTTCAATTAAAAAGTCTATTTCGCTTTTTTCTACGCTTGTTGAATTTTCAGAATTGTGTTTGTAAACACCTTTGTTTGAAATCGTGTAAGCTGCGAACGGCAAATAATATTTCATTGCTAAATGAATAAGCATCGGCTTTAAATAAGTCGTTGTAAGCGTTAAATAATTTCCGCTTAATGTATTTGCTATTATGTCCGCTTTTATCTTGTCTAATAGCTTCGTACCGGTGAAATTTTGCAAGTCTGTATCTTGTGCAATCTTGATGTATTGAATAAAATTGTCGGTATCTACGTTTCCGTTTAACGAAGTGTACTTTGTTAAATCTAATCGTGTTACTAAAAGTGCTTCTGCCATTAATTCTCTTTTTTATTTGTAGGTAAAAACCCTTTGTTCGGCATATCAATTGGACGTTGTGCAACTAAACTTGGGTTAGTAATTACATAACCAAATTTAGCGGCTTTTGCTTGTGCTAATTTCTTTGTGTTTGCGGTTATGTTTAAACCTGTTCCTTCAAAGACTGCATAAACTTGTTTGTTCCAACGGTGATGACAATTTCCACCGCCTTTATACAACCAAATAGAATAGTAGTCTGTTCCTTTAGGCCCCCAACCTGCGTTAACAACTTGTGTACTCATATTTAAAATATCTTCTTTACGGTAAATCTTGTTTGCTTTTACCATTTGTGTACAAAACTCTCTTGGATTGTCCGTTACTTCGCCTTCGTATTTATATCGAACAACAAACTTTACTCCGTCAATAGTTTTGTCTTGTTTACTTGTTATATTTGGTCTTGCGTCACCTGTTGAAACCAAGTTTACAATTTTGTTTAATAAACTTTGTTTTGGTTCTTTACTCAATAATTCGTTTTCTTCGTCGTCTGTGTCGTAGTCAACTTCTTTTTCGTCTATTAAAATCCAATTGTCTTGTGGTTCTTCGCCTAAATCAATTAATGGGTTTGTATGTGCGCTTAATTCTGTTCCTGTTTCTTCTGCAACTTGTTCTTCGTTTTGCGTGTTTTCCAAGTCCGTAAACTCTAAAGGTTGTAAAGTCTTAAAAAATAACTTTAAAGCAACTCCGTTGTAAGCTAATATGCTATCAAAGGCATCTAATAATTCTTCTTGGAATGGTCGTATAACCATATTGTCAAACAAGATGCTTGAATTTTTAAGTTCTTCTGCGTTACTTGAAAAACCATTTGTTGAAGCAACTCCAAATAATAAAGGTGAAGTGATGTTGTGTCCTAACATAATCTTGCGTAAACATTCTTCGCTTAAATAAGTGTAGTGTTCTGGAGCATCGTTTAACGGAATGTCTTCAACTGTTGTTTTACTTTCAGCGTTGTTGTTAAAAGCTACAATTACTTTTTGTCCGCGTGAACCTGTTAACTTGCTTAAAACCTTGTTTGAAATTATTTGTTGTTGTTCGTCTGTTGGAACACCGTTGTTAAAATTCACAACTTTAGTTCCACTAAATCCGTTTTGTACTTCGTTTATTAAGTAGTCTGCAACTTCTTCTTCTAAAAGTGTATAAGGAACTGCACCTTGATAGTCAGGATATGCGTAATATTTCATTCCAACCGAATAAGGTTTAGAATAAAGTATTTCTATTTTGTCTTTGCTATATCCAAAAGCGTTAAATCTAATTGGCGCAAACTTTTTAGTATCGTCCCAATTGTCCGAATAATAATAACCTGTTATGTTTCCGTCTTTGTCGCATTTTTCAGCTCTTAAAAGATTAACAGGAATATGATATGCTTTTAATATTTTGTCGTGCTTGTCGTTATAATGTACTTGAATAGCAAATTGTCCAAACATTTTTCTATCCAAAACCATTTTTCTAACGTCTTCTTTGTGAAATAAAGACATCATTTGTGCGTACTCGTTTGGCTTTTTGTTAGCGTCCAATGCACTTAAACCTTTTCCGTATATTAATCGTGCTACGTTGTTTATAATAGCGTTGTTTGTGGTTGAATTGCTATATCTCTCAATTAAGAATTGAAAGTATTGGTCTCCGTCTTCAGTTAAAAAGTCAACCCAATTTTCTCGGTTAGTTTCCGAAATAACAGGTGACGTATAAGCCGACAAATTTAAAACGTGTAAATTATTCATATACTATAAAATCATTTGTTGTTGTATTACTTACATATTGATTGTTGTTAACCGAAAATGTAACTAATGGTTGTGCCGTGCAAAATACTCGGTCTTTAAATATAATGGTTGTGCCTACTCTTAAAACTAAATTGTAAAAATGTCCTTCTACTAAACCAAAGGTTGCTGTAATTGTATAAATGTAGTCTCCAACAGTTCTTGAAGTAATCGCTACAGGTGTTGTTACGTTTGTTTGTTCGTCTGTAAGTTCTAAAACATTAAACGTATTGTCACGTGGAATAAAACTAAACGTCTGTGGACTTCCTGAAGGTGTTAATACTATCATATTAGTATAATTAAATATTCGTGTTTTTGTTCTTTTTTTAAGACAAAAAAAAAGCCGAACTATGAAGAACGGCTTTAAAAATAATTTTTTTAAGTATTAAGAAGCAACTAATGTTCCGCCTGTAAATACTTTTGCTGCACCTATTAAATCAGTATCAGAATAAGTACCTGTAACGTTTAAATGATTTGCAGGAATTGCTTCTTGTCCTACAAGTGTCAAAGTATAACCGTTTAAATCACCCATTGCAGTACCGTTTGAAATTAAACCTGTAGTTACATCCATTCCGTGTTCTAAACCTGCAATAAAGAAATTGTTAGCGTTAGTCTTAATAACTACGTGTGGACGACCCCAAGCAAGTAATTTCATTTGTTTTGTAGTTGTTGCATCTAAACCTTTTATTGTAAAAGTTAAAGTTTGTTCTGCAAAAGTTGTTCCGTTTTCTCTTGAACTTGTAATTGTTTGCTCAAAAGAATTTGTGCCTTTTAAGTCGTACTTATACAAACTCATAGTTCCGGCAATAGTCGTTATTCTATCTGAAGTATCAGTATCAACAGTTCCGTAAGTAATTGCACCTAAATCTCCGTATTTAATAAAGTAAATAGACTTAATACCGCCTACAAACTCTTTACATACTTCAGCTCTACCGTGTGTTAATAAACAAGCCATTTTGTTTTGTTTTTAAATTATGAATAAAATAAAGCGCAGTTGCCTACGCTTTTTATTTAATATTACGCTCCGTAAGTTACTGCGTCTGAAGCAAAACCAATTTCAACTCCTGCATTGTAACGTAAAACTACACGTACATTTTGTGAACCGTCAATGTCTGCCATATCAATAACTTTAACTTCGTTTTGGTCGTTTAATAAACCGCATCCAAAATAAAGGTTATCTACAGTTGTTGCAATCATATTGTCAGCACCAAGTCCGTTAGCCATAAAAACAGGAATACCGTCAAATGAAAGTGAACCGTTTGTAAACCATTGTGTACCTTGTGCGTTAACTCCGTTTGCTCCTAATCCAGAAGCACCAAAACCACCCAATGCACGAACGTACAATTTAGCAATTTTTTGAGAAACATACAATCTCAATCCTTCGTTTCCGTAAAGTGTTGCAGGAATTAAATCTACAACTCTACCCATTTCAGAAATAACGTTTGCTGCTGTTAAAGCCGCACCTGTTAAAGGTGTACCTACTGCTGGTGCTGAACCTGCGA